TCCTGCAACAATAAGATAATCTATAGAGGTAACGCCCGAAGGTGCTGTCCAATTATCAGTAGAATTAAACGTTTGAATTTGAATTTCTTTGGGTTGAAGAAGACCTAATCCATAGTTGCGAGATGCAGCCGATCCAAAAGTAGACAATAAAGGAGCCATAATTTAATCACCCGAATTCCGTTAGAGCACCTAACGCTGTAAATGCTGCGTCACCTGTTTTGATTATTGTCATAGCATATCCATCTATACCAGAAGCATTACCTGCACTTGGGGCAGAGCCACCTGCGTATTTAGGTGTAACAGCACTTCCATCAACTTTAAATGTTGCTTGGTAATATGCTGAACTTCCCTGTGTCACCAAGAAAGCAATCGTTAAAGAATCACCCGTTGCCATTATGGAGTTGAGCGTTGTTGAACTGTCACCTCTTACATTAAGAGTCCAGTTACCAGAAGCATTAGATGTGTAGTACAAAACGCTTTGGGTGATTGCATCAAAGTTTACTGTGCCTGTGGCAGCTGTCGCTGATATTGTTACTTTTTCTCTGACGTTGCCACCAAAAAACGTATCGCCTGTAACATGAAGTGCCGCTAATGGCGTTGCTGTTTTAATTCCAACTCTGTCTACAGAAGCATCACATAAGATAAGGTTAGCATCACTATCGCCTTCAATTCTAAAATCTTTGTCTGCTCCTGCCTCGTTAAAGACAAATGTACCTCCGTTAAAAGTAACGTCACTTGTAGCCGATAAAGTTGTAAATGCACCTGTGCTTGCAGAAGCCGCACCTACCGTTGTGCCGTCTATCGCTCCTGCTGCTATGTCAACTTTAGATATGTCAACCTCCCCTGTACCATCAGGGGTAATTGCTATATTCCCGTTCACTCCATCAGTAATTGTAATAACACCAGAGTTAGTGCCACTATTTGTTGATATAGTTATATCGCCTGTACCGTTTGACGTAACCGTAGCGGCTGCTCCGCTATCTCCTACAACAACTGTGTCAGCAACAAGATTGACATTTCCCGTACCGTTGGGAGTAACAGTAATATCTTGATTAGCTGCGTCTGTTATTGTGATTGTACCAGAGTCTGTTCCTGCATTAGTGCTAAGAGTTAAATCACCCGTTCCATTAGATGTAATTGTCGCTGTTGCTCCTGAGTCTCCAACAACTAACGTATCTGCAACAACATTAACATTTCCTGTACCATTTGGTGTTAGAGTAATATCATTGTTCGCAGCGTCTGCAATAACAATCGTACCTGAGTTTGTGCCACTATTTGTACTAAGTGTTAAATCTCCTGTTCCTTGCGTTGTTAAGGTAGCATCAGCATCATCATCCCCAATCATTACAGTATCAGCACCAAGGTTAACATCTCCTGTGCCATTTGGTGTTAAGTTAATTGCTCCGTTACTATCCGTTGAAGTAATTGAATTGCCATCTAATAAAAGGTTATCAACTTGATAAGACCCTGTAACAGCAAGATTAGCTGCAACTTCTACAACAACTGCACCACTACCTGCTCCATCAGAACGAACAAGTTTTGTTTTACCATTCGGTATTTCTATGTCATTTGAGGCATTGTATGTGCCTTGAAACAAAAGAATTGATTGCGACCCTGATAAAGCGTTTTCAATCCAGAAATATCTTTCTGCATCATTTGGGGTTATTTGATAATAAACCGTGCCACCTAAATCACCGCCATCAACAATCTTAATAATTCTATTTCGACCATTAGAAACAGACCCATCTGTAATCGGGAGGGTATTTGGTGAACCTGTAGACCCTGTAGCTGCCGCTGTAATAGAAATAAATCCATCAAGGGCTTGGTCAATCAAGTCCATATTGGTATTCGTCATAGTACCCCAAGTACCTGATCGGTCACCTGTGGCGGGTTTTTCTATCCCTGTATTAGTGGTATATGTACTTGCCATATCTTATATCCTTATGCGTTTATATCTGACCAACTTGGTGTTTGGCTTGGAGAAACAGCACCCCAACTAGGAGACTGACTCGGAGATACCCCCGACCAACTTGGCGTTTGATCTGGAATAATTTCTCCCCAAACAATAACTGAACTAATCTCACCTGTACCTACTACTCCTGTTACACTTACCGATTCCCTCAGAGAAACAACTACATCTCCAATTGCTCCTGTACCTGCTTCTCCTGTTACAGAAACAGAAGCATCTCCTGTTACCGTAACACTTCCTAACCCTGTAGTTCCTACTACAGTTGTAACATCAACGGGGTCGGGCGTACCCCAAGCACCTTCGCCCCATGTACCTCTTCCCCAACCTGTTACATCAGCCACTATGCAATCCTTATAATTGCATTACTCGCATCAGCAGTTGGGAAAACAATCGTAAAATCACCACTTGAAGCCGTTTTATCGGCTCCAAAATCTAGTACACACACCGCTTTGTCTGACTGTGTGTCGTTATATATTAATGCACCTCTAGCAGTAATAGACACATTACTAAAAGTTAAATCGCTAAAATCACATATGGCGGTTGTTCCTGACGTTGTTGGCGTAACACTTGTAAGTGCCGAACCTGTTGCAGAGTAGTTTGTACCACTTGCCTCGTTAGAAGAAGTATAAGCGGTTGTACCTGCCCCTAAAGACGCACTTGATGTGTACAACGCTAATTTGAATGTATTACCAGAGCTTGCAGTAAAATTGTGTGTTCCTACAAGTAATTCTTGCTTGAAGCTCGTACACATTGCTTGACTTATCGCCATCTTATTAATCTCCTAAAATTGCTTTTGCGAGTTGTTCGTGACCTGCTTCTTTCAGTCGATTATACAAAGTCACTCTATCGCTCTTAATTGCTTGTATCATGTAATGTTCCACAACAGTTAAAATATCCTTTTTAAAAGCGTTTGCCTGTTCTTTAATTGGAGGAGGAGCGTTATCTGATACAGAAACGAGCTTATCTGCACACATTTTTGCAACTTCTGTGGGAGTGTGACCCCTGTTTATTGTTGTTTCAACACCAACCTTAAAATCATTCGGTATTTCTGTTATTACACTAAACATATCATTGCTTTTGTTTAATTATCATACCTGTTGTGTAGTCATCTGTCACTTCTTTTGCTTCTCCAAAGTTTTTGAGACTTAAAATTGCTTCCGTAAATCGTTGGTTGTACGTGTTTAGCAAATCAGGGTCGCCTTTCATAAACGTATACGCTTCGACTAAACACCCATAAAGTAAGGCATTAGGAGCATTTTCGCTTAACCACGTTGTTCCACTATCGCTTCCTGCTGTTAGAGAAGCAGGACGATAATAATAATGAAGTTCTGCTGTGTATGTATCAAAAATAGCATAATACCGAGGAGTCCCCGTAGTTGCAGGATTAGGCGTAAAAGTTTGTATAAAATTTACATCCTTAAATTCTAAAAATTCATGTGCAGACGAACTCAAAACACTTAAAGAAAAAGGAGCCAAAAAGTCGCTTGGCATAGCTAGGTATTTATTAGAGGAAGAAGTTGACCCCGTTGAATTTTTACGAAACAAAGATAATTGTACGTTTTTAAGAATTCTTTCCTCGGATTCTTTAATAAAAATAGACAGATTATTAACAAAAGTAGTTTCAGAATTGTCCGTGTAATCCTGTATAGCGGTTTTTAATGTTGCGAAAGTAAAGCTCATGCGATTGTCACCGTTACAAATCCAATAGAGCCTATAGCCCTAATCTGGATGGTTTCTGGGGTTTCTACGTTGGGTTGCCCTGCATAAATAGTCAGGGCTTCTTTTCTGTCTGGACGTGCGTTTTTAAGAGCCTGTGGGTCAAATACCTTGGGTGTTGGGTTTAATTGAGGTTGTTTTGCCTCATATTCATCAAACCCGACCAAAGCTCCCGTCCATTCTCGTTTCATGCGTCTTAGAGGATAAGCAAAACCAGACCTGTCAGATATTCCTAGAGCAAATTTACCTGAAGCGTATTTGGGCATAACTAACTCCCATTCGTGGCAGGAACAACACTAAAGGAAGTTCTGTCTGCATCTTGGCTGATAGCTCTGGCTATTTCGTCATCATATATGCTTTTTAACAGAGTTACTCTGTCGGGAGCTTTTTTAATTGAAAGATAATAAGCTAATCCTGCTGATAAAGCAGGATAAAAACGAAACGGCATTTGAAGGGTATCTATGTAATTATCCGCATCATCTATGCGAACAAGTCTATCAAATAAAATAACGTCCGTGTTTTTATCTGGGGTGGGCCATAAAGTAAAACGAGGAGTTATTTGTTTGTCTACAAATATTTGCGAAGGTCTTCCCTCTGTTGATTTGTTTGGAACACCAAGGTAATCACCACGGCTAATTCTTTGAATGTTGTAATCTGTGTTATCTCTACGAACCACAGAAGCCAATATGTCAATTGTGCTTTGAACACTTTCAAAACTAACCGCAGAAGACAAAGTAGTTGTGGCTCCACTTGTGCCACCTGTTATAGTTTCGCCAGAACTAAACGTGCCAGAGGGAATTGTTATAGCAAAAGTTGTTGAAGTTGGTTTACTCGTAATAGAAGCCGTTGCTGAACTCGTACCTCCCGAAATTGTCTCTCCAACAGTAAAAGACCCTGAAGCTCCGACCGTCATTGTAAGAGTTCCTGCCGGATATTCAGCTATACCATCAGCAAGAGTTATAGACACTTGTTGAATTGTCCATTGATTTAACCCCCTATTCGCCCAATCAGCAAAAAGAAGATTCATAGAGCGTTTAGCGGTTTTCAGATCGTAACCCGTCCTCATAACAAGACCACATCTTTCAAAAGCCTCTTCAATGTAGGAGGTTACATCCAGTTCAAAGTCTTTAGACCCAGATAATGCCATTATTATTTTCCTTTTTTACCTATAAGGAACATTGCATAGTGGTCAGCTATTTTTTGAATATCCGATTTTCGCCTTAAATCATACAATTCTTGAGTATCTTCATTAGTAAGCTCGGCTCCACTAAGTCTTTGTTCTTTAAGAACACTTTTTTTTCTGGACGGTTTTCTTTTTTTATTTATGTCGTATGTATATTTTCCACCAAGCATAAGAGAGGGCGTATTCTTGCCTCCACCAAGCCCTTGTCTTCTAAGAAAACTAGCTTCTATAGACGGACTTCTTATAGAATCAAAAGGAATAGTTAATAAAAAACGCCCAGAAGTATCCGAATAACGGGTAGGAGAACCTGCACCTAAATTTACTGTTCCAGAAAAACTACCCCCGTTTTTAAGTTTTCTAACTTTTTTAGGGGCAGAAACCCCTAATTTTACTCGAGAAGAACCCATTAATTATTTCCCTTTTTTACCCTCTGGAACGGTTACTTTAGAGGCATCTGGAGATGTGACACCTTCATTATACCTTTGACGGTTCAACTCAACGGGTTGAGGACCTTTTTCTACTTTTCCTAACGCCATTACTTAACTCCCTTTTTTAGTTTTTTAGCCATACCACCGCCACGCATTTTTTTAATCATACCACCGCCACGGGCTTTTTTGACCATTCCACCGCCACGGGTTTTTTTGACTAAATCATTTTCCCCTCTTCCATCAGCGGCAAATTTGGGTACTTCTACCCCGTCAACAGTAGTCATTGGAAGACTGCCATCTTTTAATTTTTTAACCATACCGCCACCACGCATTTTCTTGGTCATTCCGCCACCACGGGCTTTTTTGACCATACCACCGCCACGCATTTTCTTAACTGGTTTAGCTGCGCCATTACCTAAATTAACTCTACCCATTGCCATTTTGCAATCTCCTATATGTTTCTTGACGTTTCTTCAGCATTTGAGAAACATCATATTGTTCAAGATAAGTTTTATAATACCCTAATTTTTTAATTTTATCCGAAGATTCTTGCAACTTACTAAGTCTTTGGACAAAAATCATTGAATACGGCTCATTAACAGAAGCTGAGAAAGTATTGTCATCTATAAGCTCATTTGGGTCGTCATAAGGGTGAAATCCCATAATCCAAACGTCCTTTTGAATAAACACACCTTCTGAAATTGCCATATTAATTCTCTCTAAAGATTCGTGGAATTTTTCCGCATCTTCTTCAAAATCAAAATCAATTAATATAACGACATCATAACTATCATCAAACCGAGATATTAATGTTGTCAGCGTTTGTGAGTTCTTTTCGTATAAAAAAGAAAACCCAACACGATTATCTTCCCACGCTTTTTGTGCGTAAGGACAAGCAGGAAGACCACTAAACATTTCGTTAGGTTGTTCTAAAGCATGTTTAGACCAGTCTTTAATCTCCTGTTGCACAGACTCCTCTATCGAAGCGTCCATGATTAACTATAAAACACCGTTAGTGACGATAAATGTGTTTGTGTATACACAACATAACCGCCTCCACTAAACCGAAGACCTTCGCCCCCTATATCAGGATAAGCATTAGTATTTGCACCTGCTATAGTGTTAAATTTCATTCTGTTTGTGCCTGTTGCAGAGCCTTCGTTAAACGAAATAGTACCTGCTGAACCAGTGTTCACTACATAAAAATTACGAAGTCTAAGGCTACCCTTAAATATAGGGGCAGCTATTGCTGTTCCTGAACCTGCTTCAACATTACCTGCACTTGCACCAGATGCTGCAATTTGCGTAACAGTTGCAAAATATTTAGAGCCTGTTGCAACTCCTGTATCCGCTCCTGTA